TCAACTAAACACAGGTTTAAAACAAAAAGAAGTCAACCGTTTTTAGGAAATGACATCACGCAAACATACCGCCCATCTACTAGAGAATCAGTTTTTAAAATTTTGACTTCGCAATTGTTTCTGCTCACTCCGGAAATCGGGATCAAAATAGTTCCAGCTGAGTAGAGTTGTCCTTTTTTTGCTCTTTCGATCGTGGCGCACTCCGAGAGCGACCTAATAATTGTTTTTCCCACTTATTAATCTCCATTACTTCCTCATAGCTAAAACCGGTTAGCTTTTTAATTTGTCCAAGAAGTTCCTTTTCCGTCTGTTTGATTTCGTCGTCTATCTGAACCAGTTCCCGGACAGAGTTTGCGAAGTCGACTGGTTCTTCTTGCTCTAATCTGTCAACGTATCGGGGAATATTGAGATTGAAATCGTTCTCTTCTAATTCGTTTGTGGAAACCAATTTCGAAAAGCCCTGGGTTGAATTCCTGCAGCGGATTGCTTCAATGACGAGCTGAACATGCTCATCAAGCATTTCATTTTGTTTTGACCGTTTCTTGAAGGACTTAGAGGCGTCAACAAATAAGGTCCCACGGTTGTTTTGTTTGCTCAGTCCCAGCAAACAAACAGGAATTGAGGTGTTCAAGAAAAGTTTGTCCGGAAGGCCGACTACGTACTCCAGAAGCCCTGCTCGGATCAAATTCTCTCTGACCGTCTTTTCTCCGTTTCCTCTGAATAAAACTCCATGAGGAAGAACGGCTATCAATTTCGCGGCATCACGCAAATGATGTAGACCATGTAACACAAATTGAAAGTCTGCATAGGATTTTGGAGCAAGACCGAAAGCCTTGTTCTCTTCGCTTTTTACTGGAGTCCATTTCACAGAGTAGGGCGGATTCATCACTACGAAATCAAATGTCCGGAACTCTGGCTCATCGGAGGAGACGGTGATAGTGGAAAATCGTTCCCCTTTGCTGAGCCGATAAACCGCTTTTAATTCTTTGGTCAAAACGTCCAGATGAAGAACTTCAGCCTCTGCGTTCCGGATAGTCAGATTTGTCAGAAGGAAGGGAATAGCACGGTCACTAAGTTCCTCAGCGTGTAAGAACGCGTCCGGAAACTTGTTCAGAATCTGTATAAGTAAGGTTCCTGTTCCGCTGCATATATCAGCAACCGACCCGGAATCCGTCATCTGAGAGGCGATAATCTGGGCGATAGAGTCAGGTGTGAAATCCTGTTTGAACTTATCCCTATCTCCATGTTCGGATTGAAACAGGTCTCTCAGGAAGTCGATTTTCAAATCTACGTTGTTAGAAACGAGGTACTCAAAAAAATGATTCTTCTCGCTCTGATTTAGGACTGTCTGTTTGAGACGATCAACTATTTTGTACGCCTCAGAACATTCAAAAAACGATTCAAAAAGTTTGGCAATTTCCATAAAAATAAAGCCGCTCAATCGACGGCTGTTTGATCAGGATGTTTTAGTAGAAGACGTTTTTTCTCTTTGGCTCGGCGAGCTACTTTGCATTGGAAGAGAAGAAGATTTCCTAACTTTTCGGCATCTTCAATATCTAAGTTCAGATAACTGGTTGAGAGACCATCGTGTCCTTTCATCCATAATGTGACAACCACTTCATCTTCGAACGGTTTCAGGTCGGAGTAGGCATCCACTTCAACGCCGATGTGGTCTACCGCCTCGGGTTCTCCTAATTCGAGGTTAGTGTCAATTTCTAACTCAATGCTGTTCTCACCATTGATTGTTTGATTGGCCAATTGTTCAATCGTTTTATTGCTGAATCTCATCTTGGTCTCCAGTTGTCTGTTTTAATTCGTTTGGTTGTGTGTACGGTCATTTCGTACAACTCTCGAAATAAGTTTTATTACCGGCGCCGGTGAAATCCTTTCGGAGAAGCTATTGGCATAAAGGCGAAAATTGTCTTCTCCCGAAGCCGCCAGGTTCTGCCTTCGTAGAAATCAACGTCATAAAAATTGAAGCCCTCGTCTATGTACCTGAATATGCAGATTTGATCCTGCTGCGGCTTGAACTCCGGATAACCGAACCATCGCTCCTCAGGCAGGTACTCGCTCTCGATATCGTCAAAGCTTCCGATTACATCCTTGGCTTTGAATACTCTGGTGTATTCATCCATGAGGGGCTCTCCAGGCAATTCGTCTCCGGTTCCAGCTTCATCCAGAGCATCGACCCAATCTTGCAAAAGACTATAAACGTCATCCTCAAAACGCTCTCTGAGCTGTTTTACGATCTTGATTTGTTCGTCTCTACCCATGTTTTCTTTCCTTTTTATAAGGGACTGGTAGTTCTTTGAATGCCTGAATCTGGGCTTGTATTTCTCCAACCCATTCACTGTCACTGCCAACTAAACCCCAACGACCGATCCGAACTTCTGATCGCTCACCGATTTTTACCGTGATGAGGTATTCACCTTCCTCCGGAGGAAGGATTTCCGGATAAGGGTTCCAAGCCTCTTGCTGGTAATCCTCGCAGAGAGAAAAGGCGGAAGAGTTGACTACAAAGGTCATCGATAAGAGTGGATTTACCTCTCTATAAAAACCGATAATCTCAGGAAACTCACGCCGATCAATGTCTGCACGGAAATTCTCGTCAATCTCTTTTTCGCTGAAGTTTCTTCTGAGAATGTTTGCAACCCTGAGGTCGTTTGGTCTCCATTTCATTGCCATATTTGTTCTCCGTACCGGTAGGCCCTCTCAGGGCTGTAATCGACATAACAGAATTGGCCCGGATAAGTGAGGCTCCGAGCCACTGCGTTCACCAGTTCCGTTGTTTTCCCATCGGCTGAAAGACGCATGGCCTTTTTGATGATCTTTGTGTTTCCATCGTCCGTAGCAGCTATGACACCGGCACAAATAGGATTGGCTGGAGCAGGTGTTGACATTCTTGATTGTGGGCGACAATGCAGAATGAAATCACACCACCTGCAAAGTCCGTCTTTGACACACTGATTGTGGTCTTTCAGGTAGGCAGCGATCTTCACAGCTGTGGGTTCGTCCGCAAGAATGTACATCCTGTTTAAAAAGTCCATATAGGACGGCCATTTTTTATCTGTCCGGAAATCTTCCCAGCACGATTTAATCTCAATGCCGCAAAGCTCCATACCGTAGCCGATTCCCAGCACGTCTAGTCGGTGCTCATAACCGTTGCGGTAAGAGATTTCCGTATTCCAAACACCGCCGGAAACAAGATTTTCATTGAAATTTAAATCTTTCTCTATCGCTTCTCGAAGTTCATTTCCCGGGTGAATACGATATTCAAACGTCCTGTGGATAGTGAATTGCGGGATTGCTTTGAAACCACGTTCTCCGAGGTAATTTTGTGCAACTTCAGTTAAAAGCCGTTCTTTTCTACCTCTTTCGGCTTGAGAGATATTGAGGATTGGTTCTTCATCATTACACATCAATTTTCTCCCAGCTCATCAATTCCAAACCATCATCGTCAAAAGGAAACAATTCACCGCAACTGGTACAGAAATCTCCATTTAAAAAAGTCAGAATTTCATACAGTTTCATTCCGTCCTCTGGATAGTTCGCAAGAACAACAATTTGTTCATAATCTTCGAATTGATGATTTCTAGGATCATCAGTGTTTTCAAGTTCGAGTCTCATTTGTCTTCCTCCGGTTGGTACGGAGCTGGGAGGGCTCTAAAAGCAATCACATCAAAATGTGCGGTTTCCCACCTTTCCAGCATGTCGAAATAGTTTTGTTGCACGTAATCCGCATCTTCGTCTTTAATTGTCACGAGGTACTCTCCGCATTCGGGAGGATTAACCTCAGGGAAGGGGTTCCAGTCGTCTGGATCGTATGCGCGAACTCGTTCTATTTCTGATTTACTGACCGATATACATCCCCATGCCCCACTTTCGCCGGGAGCGCTTTGAAATTCAAAGTTTATAGACTCGTTATAGATGTCATACTGTTCTCTTATTGCCTTCTGGACATAATCTTTCCCGCAAAGAACGTTCAGGGCGGTTTCAATATCTGGGTTCTTAAACCGATATGCGTAATTCATTGTTTTCTTCAAAAGAGGAGCCCCGATTTCGCAGGGCTCTTTGTTTAATGAATTGAGAAGGGTATACAGATCCTGATCATCGAGTTGGCCTAGACTTATCTTCCAAAATCCTTCCTTTTTTTTGAACAGTCTGCCGATTGCTGTGTCGTCTAATTTCACGACATACAATTTTTCGCCTTTAGATTCGAATTTAATTTCGCTCATAGATTGACCTCCTGGGGACAAGTTGTCCCTATGAATAAATCTTCCCTTTGGCAGCTCGCATGCTCTCCAGATTCTCAAACAGCTTAATGACGCGTTTTATTTCTTCCTCAGCATCGAGCGGACAAGAAAAGTATTGGTTATTTAGGTGAGAAAATAAAAAGGCTCCGAGGTCTTTCCCGTCAGAGAGTGCGTAAAGACTGTATTCAAGCCTGAACATAAATCCAAGATCTCCGTAATCATGGATGAAACCGACAACGAGGTTGTAACCTAGGTTTTTATTTCTGTATTTAACCTGTACCCGACCATCAACAGTCTTTAATTTGATTCCCATTTATCCCTCTCTTAGCCGCCAGTTGGTCGTAAGCTGTTCTGAAAGTCGAGTACCAGTCGGAGTATCTGTATGCCAAGAAACGATCTCCGTTTTTTGACATATTCAGTTCTGAGAAGTTCATCAGGGCTTGCATGCACTCCTCGAAAAACCTCAGGATGTGCTTGTGCAGTTCTTCTGTGATCTGATAGACGAATTCCCGCCGTTCATCACTGAAGTAGTCCTCCGACTCAATTCCCTTTTCGATGATCCTCAGGATTCCATTTGCCCGGATAAAATCCGTAGGGCTGAGCGGATGATCTTCACAAAAATCAATGGAGAACGCGGAGTACATGAGATCGAGGTCGTCTTTGTTGTATTCGAATTGTTTCATTGCATGGTCTCCGGCCCATCGTTCTCAGGAGTTTGATCCAGTACATCCAGAACTCTCAGGCAGAACTCTTTCAGCCATTCTCTTGGAAACGCAGCTAGGTAGGAATTCCCTTTGACATCGGTCATTTCCAAATAAGTCGAGCCCGAATCCTGGTTCATGAATCCCATCGAAAAAACGGCTAGGGTTCGCTCCGGAAAGTCTCCTCGTTGCAAGAATCTAACTGCTGATTGCTTGGCATCCTCTAATGCTTCCCGGGTTTTAATGTCTAGTTTTTTCATGTGATTAAGGCCCCTCATCGGGGCCTCCCTTATTGATTTACTTGTGCTCTTCGGTCTGCTGCTGAGGTTCCTGTTCGATGACTTCGGCGTCCTGAATGTCCTTGAAATCGTCAACAGAAACGGCATTGATGTCGATAACATCTGTCGGGTCGATTTTTTCCCCGGCCTCTCGTTTCGCGTCAACATTAGCCACCTGCAGGGCTTCAATTGAAACTGGCAAGTATTTGAAGAGGCGTCTGATAACCGTTTTCAGGGCCATCTGTTCAAAATACGTGTTCCAGATGTTCTTTGACTTAGCCTTCGCTTTAACAGCCTCAACCTCAGCGCGAGACATGACCTCGAACTGGTAGCCGCCACCGCGTAGGTTTGCGACCGCGTAGACAAACGTGATCGGTTTTTTGATGCGGTCGGCCTCAACACTTGGTACGTGATGAATGTCCGGATGCAGGCCGAGTTGATAATTAAAGTCGTCACCTTCGTGGACAGCAAAAGCAGAGAGGGACAAAACTTGTCCGGAGCGGCGGGCCAAATCAATCATGCCGCGGTACCCAAGAATTAACTGGCACTGGTTACCGTACGGAACAAGGTACGCTTGCCCAAGGGCAGACCCAGGTTCAAGACCAAGCTGAGCAGACTGCATGACCGCTCCGAGGAACGAGGCCGGTGTTGTATTGAGAAGGGCCGGAGTCTTTCGCAATTCGGTTGCGGCAATTCTTGCCATGCGATCGGCGCTCAAGTGTTTTGGAACGGCTAAGGCCAACTGCTTTTTGAACTGGTCAGACAGAACTTGCTGAACGATTACCGGAGCTTTTGTCTTTGGTTTTGCGACTGGTGCAGAGGGTGCGCCGACTGCTGCGGCGAGTTGATCGGAGGTACTCATAATTTTTTCCTCATATGTAAAAAGCCCCAATAAAGGGGCGGTTTATCCATCTCTTGAAAAAGTTACCTCCTGGTGCAAGTATCTAAATGTCATGCCCGCAAAGTATGACTTTTATTAACTTTTTACCAAGAGGTAACAATGCAAAAGTTTTCTTATGATGAAGCTTCAAAGATCATCCTGGAACTGATTAAGTCCAATGGAATAACTCTTCCAACGATGGGAAGTAAATACAACGTAAACAATCCTGCGCCTTCGTCTGAAGAAAGAAATAAGGACTTAGCACAAACGCAGGCTGCTTACTTGAAAGAGTTGTATGACGCTTTGACTACTTCCAGGACCGAAGAGTAATAAAGGCTCTTAACAAACTTTCTAAATAACTCGCGGGGTCTTTTATGGCCCCGTTAGTAGTTCCCTTCAAGAGAGCTTTTCTAATTTGTTTTTTCAATTTTTTCTTCATGTTCTTGCCTTTATTTGTCATGCGCACACACGCATAACGCGAGTGGTGCTTTCTTTCAGATAGTCAAAGTAATCATTCAGGTGTTCTTGCTTGAAGGAGTCGGAGTCGAAGCGCTTGGATGTCTGTGTCTTGTACGTCAAAACCTTCTTGCCGTCCAAAGTCAGAATTTCGTTGTCCTTCATGTCGATCGCGATCTTGGCTTTAACCGCGTCTTGTTGCTTCTTGAGCTCCTTAATTTCGCCATTAAGACGAGCATATTCGCCGTAGTTAATAGCCAGATCACCTTGAGCTTCGATAGCTTTACCATTTGATTTTCCATAGAGCTTCAGAACATCTTCGATATTTATCGGTTCAGGAGGCGTTTTAGTTAGAACATAGTTGTTCCAGAACGCAGAGCATTTTTCTTTGATGACTTGGAATACATCCGGGCGAGCATCAATCCAGTACATTCTGAAATCGGAACCACCGATTAAAACTGCCAGGTACATACCGCGAAGCCGAAGAATTCCGCAATACCACTGAATTTGCGTCTCGTAGTAAAGCGGGATCTCGTGCTCTGTTCTCAGGTTGTTTTGCTTGATCTCAATTTCCTGCGAAGGTCCCCAAAGATCTGCAGTGAAGGCATGGGCTGTTTTGGCCTCAAAAGCAATGTCTGTGGTGATAGGACGATTGCCATATTTGGCGATTTCTTTTTCGGTCATCTCCAGCGGACGAACTCGCTTAGCAATATCCGGATTGATAATCGCTCTGTCGATATTTGCGATTGCCCAGTCATTTTCCGGATCAACAAACTGGTGATTGACGTTTTGCAGTTTGAAGCCTGTTCTAAGTGCGAACTCCTTTGCGACAACTTGCTCTAATGTCGTCCCCCAGTAGAGGGAAGAGGTCATCTCATGTTCCGGAGAAAGTCCGAGTTTGTCGTTCCAAACGTCCAAAGGCGTCCTCCATGGGCTCAGCTGAAGCACTGCTGCTACATCAGAACCGCCGATACCTCGGCGCCGACCTTCCAGCCATTGTTGTTTGTCTTTAGTCATGTTTTTTCCTTGCGTGTTGGTGTTAATAAAAAGAACTTGGGAAATCTGTCTTTCTCTATGGATTCGTCATGAGTTCGGGGATGAACATCAGAAGAATGAGAACGGCGAAGAATAGGGCGCAGGCAAAAGCCACCAGAAAGACGTTCTCGCCGTCTTCCGTCTTGGCTTTCAGGACTCGTCCGATGACCGTTAACAACAAAACCCAACCCGCTGTGAAAACTGCTAACTGGATTCCATTCATGCCTCTCATGATGTTTTCTCCATGAAAAAAGCCCCGTCGGAGGGGCTCTAAATATTTATCTATGTAAAAAAGACCACAAACTGAACTAGTTGTTGCGGCTGATTATTTTCATGATCACTTCGCCAGTCTCTCTTCTCGTCTCTCTGAGATAAAAATTGATTGCTCTGAGTTGATCAATGTCTGAGCAGTCATTTGCGTATGGAGTAGACCTTAAAAGCGTTATAACTTCAGTGATTTGCTGCTCAATGCTGAATACTTTTTGTCTTGCATCTTCCAGCGTTAGGATTGTTTTGAAGTCTTCTTTTTTAATCTTTATCATCTGACGTTTCCTATTAAAAAAGACCACATTCAAAAGCTCCCCTGAGCGCAAAAAACTGGAACTAACAAAAATTGGTAAAGCCCGAGGAGCTTATGAACGTAGTCTTGAGTTATTAGGAATTTCCTAATAACTGAGATGCTCGTCTTTCCGAGCCGCCAGGGTTTTTGCACGTTCAACACGGATCCCTCTCACCCTAACCGCTATGCGCCTGAACGTCGGTAGTGGAGTGAAGCTCTTCCATCATCTCCACCGGCACTGGTACTCTTGGGAAGAGCCGTATTCTTTATCTGAATTTACCTTCAGCCAGGTTCATGAGACGTTCGGACTCCTCGCTGAAAAAGCTATTTATTTCGTCAAGTTTCTTTTGAAGAGACTCGTCCGCAAGCTGGCAATTTTTGAGCTCATACTCAAAATCGTTAATCAGTTCGGCAATCTGTTCAGCTTTCCCGGAACACTTCAGAGCGTCCTCAACGTCTGAGTAATCCCGTTTTTCAATTACAAGCCTTTCCATTTACATCTCCTTTATGGTCAATTCATTCAGAAACCTCTTCCGCTGCCGTTCAGTGAACAGAAACAAGGGATTTGGCAGAAAAGAGGTTTGTGGATGAACTTGTTCAAAAAATGTACAAGTTGGAGTGCCGTCTATAATGAGGTCTGACGGACTGGATCAGGTTGACCCTAGTGATCTTCCCCAGACGGAATGCAGTGTGAGAACACTGAGAAATGCGTCCCAGTGGCGGGCGCCGGAAACTGTCCTAGAGGCAGGCCGGCGCTTTTGATTTTTCAACAGTACCGGCGCAGGTAGTTGTAGATTTCATCGACTTCCCAGCCGCGGCCGAACATCATTGCGTAGTCCCAGCAGTTTCCATAATCGAACTCATTTCGCTCGGCTAGCTTGTCGCAATACGCTTTGGCAGCTCTTTTCTGTTCGAGTAATTCGAGCCTTTGCTTTTCCGTTAATTTCTTCGGTTTTTCCATTTTTATCTCCTCAAAAAAACAAAAACTCCCTCCGGAGTTGTGACACGCTAGGACGGATATTCAGGAGATCCGGAGGAAGTTTTTGTTTGCGCTCTACAGTTTCTCTTGCGAGAGCGCTTAGCTCACCCGGCTTACGATGCCGAGCCGCCTGAGTTGCTGTTCTTGGTTTTCATTTCCTCGTTTGGTTGGTTTCTCGGGACCTCAACGCAGGTTTGCTGTTCTTGATACTGCGTGCATCTCAAATGCCTTTATTTGTCAGAGGTCTCTAGCTGAAAAGTGTTTCGTGGCTACCGTTTGCCTTACTCATTCACTTCACTGACTGCTGGTGTTCGATTGTGTGTCTTCGCGTGACCAGCACCGCCTGCATCGGCCGTTTCGAATTTTTGCGCTCACAGACTCTGCTGCTGTCTGCTGCGTCCGGGTTTAGTACTCCATGGCCCGGATTCTGAAATTGTTTACCTTAGAGGAACATCGTCTTGTCCTATAAATTTGATAAGCAAATATTACCATATAGGTAATAAAAGATGCAATCAATTAGGTTAGTTTTTTGTTACCAAGACGATAAGAATTTTTAATCAGAGGGTTTGTTGTTTTTTGGGGACAAAAAAAAAGACCGCCGAAGCGGTCTCTAATTTTTCAGATGCTTAGAGGAATTTTCTGGAGATTTTTACATCGACAAAATTCATCGGCTGTATTGGATAAGTCCATGGACCTTTATATTTTTTGAACTCTTCAAAAAGCTCTTCTTCTCCATCGAATAAGGCTCTCATTGATGTCTCAAATTCTCCAAGGCTAACTATAGTTAACTCATCCGTGTAGTGATAAGTTCGCCTCCAAAGTAAGTCAAGAAAAAGACGAAAGATTTGTTCTTGCGTTGGATTGTCTAAGTCCACATTGTCCCAAACAGGCCAGGGAAGACTGTCACATTTTTTCAGAATCGGATACCAAAACTCCCATTCATCCCAAGTCCAGTCGCCATTTGTAATTAAGTCAGGGAGCGGTTTTTTCTTATCAATCAGTGAAATGACACTCAAATCTTTTCCCATTCTTTGGAAGATTTTTCGCTTGAATTCTTTTCTTTGTTCTCTTGTGAGTCCTCTTATGTGATTCAAAGATAGGTCTATTACGAAATCAAAATGACTTTTGGTAGGCGGTCCTCCGTTAAATTCTTTCTTTTTTGTGTAAACATCTTTGTATGTGAGTTCCTCAGGAACCGTCTCTTCAATTCCTACCGATTCGACTTCGCCCTCTTTAAAGGTTTTTGTATTAACCTGAGAGCGAAACGATCTTAAAAAATCAAAAATCCCCATGTATTCTCCTTTTTGGAATAGCTGCTATTAAACAAGTGAGATTTTTTAATCGTATCTTTTGAGGTTCATTGAATTAACTACTCGTCCCAGGACTTGTAGTCTAAATTCGACTTCTTTAAGCGGAATTTCGAAGGGTCTGTAAAGGGAGTTGTCCGAAATAAAGAGAACAGCTCCGGGGATGCGCTGAACGCGCTTTACATACAAGTCTCCATCCACTAGAACGCAAAAAACACCGTCCCGCTTAAGATCTCTGTCTTGGCGGTCTACCACAATCAAATCGCCATTTCTAAAGGTTGGCTCCATTGAATCACCAGAGGCGGTTATGAGTTCATATCCTTGCTCTCTAATCTTGCTAATGTTTTCTTGGAACCAAGGACGTGAGACCTGGATTTGTTCAACAAAGGCCTCATCCTCATAATTCTGAACCCCGGCGGACCCGCAGCAGGCTTGGATGTTGATTCTTTTCAAGTTGATGATGTTGTCATCTGGCCAATCGTCTGGAGTGTGGTTGGTATCCATCCAGCCATAGCTAAGCCCCAATTTTTCTTCGATATCGCGGGCCAGCTTGTCGCCCATTTCATAAAACGTTCCGTTTCCTCTGTCAGATCGATTTCTTATCTGGCCGAGCGAAGGATGATTCCGTTTCCTGCCTAACTGTTCGTTTAGCTCTGCCAGGGAACCGGCTCTAGTAACAAGTGTGTTCAAGTTGTCTCGACGAATTTCAGCAACTGTTTTCATGATTATCTCCTTAGGCACAGATTACCAAATTGATAATTGACACTTACCAATTAGATAATGATAAAATCTAACCAAATAGGTAATGGTGGTTTTTATGAAACTTGCTGAATTTTTTGAATTGACTGGGGCTCCGTCTAAGAAGGCATTGGCCGATTATTTAGGTGTTCCAGCCTCAAATATTTCAAATTGGATTAGGAATGAACGTCCTATTCCTTCCCGTCACTGCGCAAAAATCGAACAGTTCACGAAAGGTGCAGTGAAGATGGAAGAGCTCCGGCCTGATTTTCCTTGGGATGATGCAAAGAGAGTTATTGCCGATCGGATTTCTTCCGTTTGAATAGGAGCGCTAAAAAATGCGTAAATATTCGAGCATTACACCCAAATTCTGGATAGGGAAGACTGGTCGGAAACTGAGAGGCGATATTTCGGCCAAATTGGTTGCGGCTTATCTGCTCTCTTGTCCGAACAATGACATGACCGGAGTCTTTTATTGTCCGCTGTGTCAAATCTCAGCAGAAACTGGTCTCCCGTTAGAAGCCCCTTCGGTGCCCCTTCCGAGCCCCTTCCAAGGTCCTTTAAAGGGTATTCGAGAGGCTTTAGAGACCCTTCAAAGGGAAGATTTCGCCATTTACGACTATGAAAGCGAGTATGTGTTCGTCAAAAAGATGGCGCTATTCCAGATCGCACCGGAACTAAAGCCAACAGACAAGAGAGTAACGGGCATTAGGACAGCTATCGAATCCATGCCTGATAACTTTAAGCACTTGTTTATTAAAGAATATAACGAGTGTTTTAATCTTGGTTTCAAGAATATTCCTTCACCCGAAATTCAAGAATTCGGCGTTCAGACACAAGAAGGAGACGAGCTCCCATCAAGCCCCATAGAAGCCCCTTCTAAGGCCCTCCGAAGCCAAGAACAAGAACAAGAACAAGAACAAGAAACATATACACGCACCGAAAACAACGAAAAACAGTCGGAACTTGCAGAAAATTTCGCGGGGCGTGAGTGTGAAAAACCAGTTTCTCTAAAAACAGAAGCCATTGAGGAAGAACTTCCGCTTGAAGAGCGGGAGGCAAGTGTTTCCAAAAAGGAAATAGTTGAATCGAAGCCAAAAAAGGAAGTCAAGACACAACGCCTCCAGAAACCTGAGGAACTGACTGACGAGTTTTGGCAGGACTTTTTTACTTATCGAAAGCAAAAGAAGGCGCCGGTAACAGAAAGAGTTATTTCGCTTCTTCGTAAAGAAGCCAAAAAAGCTGGCTGGACGTTGGAGGAAGTCATCAATGAAATGATGGTTCGCAACTGGACGGGATTCAAGGCTGATTGGGTTAAAGATGATTGGAAAGATCCAAATGCTCATTGGGTCTCAGCAGCCGAATACAACAAAGAGCTTCCTCCCGTCACGTATTCAACTGGTGCCAAAACCAAGTTTGTAGAGAGGCTCCATGCAGGCATGAGAGCCTACGACATCAAAGACCTTCCCAACAATAAGGAGCAGAGATGATGTTTGCCGCTGCTGCCGTTGTTCGAGACGATCAGGGTAGAACGTTTTACGAGCATCCGGACGCATTTACGACTACCCAGTTGGTCTTTTTTCCACGTCTGACTGACAGTGAGCTAGCTCTCTATCAGGCTGATGCGATCTACGAAGATGAAATTGAGGTGTTGCCCAGAAGACGGCCACAAGTTCCGACGGTGCTGTTTTCGTTCTGTGATGAGCCTAATCACATTAAGGCCGAATTTCTCCGAGGAAAGACTGTCCTGATCGACTTTATCGACGTTGACGATACGCCGGAGCTCAGAGAAACCGTCCGCCGATGGATGCTTGAAATCCCTAAAGCGCTACCTGCCGCCGTCATCGTTTCGGTGATGTTCAAAAACAAACAACTGATTGCGTGGAAATTTGACTATGAATCCAAAAAATACAAGCGTTTCGCCTGAGCTTGATGACTACTGGGGCGATCCGACAGGTGGAGCTGAAATAGAAACTTCTTTGTCGGAATACGAGAGTAGGGCATACAAGACACCTGAGTTTTTCATAAACAAGGACGTTCTTGAATTTAAAAATGACTTCCAGAACTATCTGGAAGCGAAGAAGACTCATGTATCCAAGTTCACGCTTCCCTTCACACAGACTAATGAAGGTTGCATCGGCCGACCAATCGACTTTGAATTCCGCCCTGGGGAGCTGACGGTTTTGGCTGGCGAAAACGGTTCCGGAAAATCTCTTCTACTAGGGCAGATCGGACTTCACCTCATTTCATGCGGGGCTTCTCTCTACATTGCTTCCTTTGAAATGGCTCCGGTACGGACGATCGAAAGAATGCTCATGCAGACGGTCTGCAGCACCGAGAAACGGATGATTGAAGAGCCAGACGTTGACCTCTTCTTCAAACAATTCGCCTCCAGAATGCGAATTTGTGACCTTCAGAGAAAGGTTTCTCCGGACGAACTTTTGCGTCTTCTTGATTCAGCCGTCCGCGACTACAGGTCGGACATCCTCTTTGTTGACTCTCTGATGATGTGTGTTAGGGACGATATGGACAAGAAGGAAACCGATTACGTGATGACCAAACTGGTTGAGTTTGCCCGGACCAACAATGTCCACATTGTCGTTGTGGCCCACTGCCGTAAGCGTGGCGATGCCAGTTCAAAAACTTACTCCGTCTTTGATTCAGCTTCAAAAGACTCAATCAAAGGGAGCTCCAACATCACGAACATTGCCTTCAATGTTTTCGTTTTGGCTCGTGACTTCTCCAAGGTGCAAAAGAAGGCAGAAGGAAAAGATGTCGATGACACCAAGCCTGATTTTGTTTTGAACCTGTGCAAGCAGAGAAACGGGGCTTGGGAAGGGTTTATCAAGCTTTGGAGAGACAACGCCAGTTTGAATTTCTGCACGTCGTGGACGCGTGTACCGGTGAGGCCGTGGCTCGAGCTAACGCAACAAGAGCCAGCTCCTGAACCGTATTTTTAGGAGGTTTTATGTCAGAGAGTGCATGGCAGCTATTGATGATCATTTTGGCGCCGGTCGTGTTCATCAATTTGGTGATTTTTGGGCTACTGGTGAGGGCGGCGTTTGAAATCGAAGGGGAGGAAAAGAATGCAAATTGACAGAATAAATGGAATGGAAGTTGTTCGTTGGACTGCCGAGGAATACCGGAACCTCTACGGGGAATCCGTATCGGATCAATACAGGTGGGCGAGCGAGTTAGGAGCAGACCCGGATAAAGTCAGAACGGAAACTCTGAAAGCGTGGGGACTGCTTAAACGCAATTCCGATCTAATCGGTGAAGAGCCTCTTAGGAGGAAACATGAGGTTTGACTTCTCTTACCTACTCAAATCCCTCGGTTGGATGGGCGGTTTGCTTTATCTGGCTGATGTAGGTTGGTTTGCTTACGACGGCTCAAACATTGATTACTGCCTGGCATTCCTGATCGGCATTGTGATCGGAGCGGCAATCTGCTCCATTAGGAGAAAGTCTGAATGAGCGGTTGCTGCCTCTATTGCATTCATGCTCAGGCTTACTGGGTAGGGTCAGATGGAAAGAAGCATCTGCCTCCAAAACAGTCCTTTGGGGACATGAACATTTACTGCCACCATCCCGACAAAGGCGCCGGCATCGAGTGCTATCCGATCTCGTTTGCCCGGTGCTCAGTGTTCGAGCAGGCAGGGGATGAGCAAATTCAACGCAGGAGAGACTTCTTCTCGCAGTTTGAGCGTTGGCCTTCACACGCTCAGATCATCGCTCAACGGAACTCTAATGTTCTAGAAACAGCATCAAACAATTCAAGCAAACAACACAAATCCATCAGGAGGGATAAATGAAAAGGTTTTTACAAGCAAAAGGCAGGCTCAAGGTCGGTGAAATGAACCGAACCGAGGCCGCCTATCGAGATTACCTGGAACAACAGAAAAACGCTGGGTTAATTCTCAAATACTGGTTCGAGCGGTTCACATGGAAGATTGCCTCAAACCGATGCTCATACACGCCTGATTTTTTGGTCATGCGTCCGGATAGATCGCTTGAACTCCACGAGGTCAAAGGTTCCCTGAAAATCTTTGCAGATGACAGCAAAGTTAAATGCAAGGTTTGCTCGGATGAGTGCCCGATCCCGCTTTTTGTCGTCACGCCTAAACCGAAGAAAGATGGAGGGGGCTGGAATGTACTGCCTTATTGATGATTTTGACATCCCCGTTTTCGTGTTTTGGTGGATCAACTTTACGGTCGCGATACTTGTTTTTATGAGGATCACGCTTTGGTTTGCCGACCTTCTTAACGAAAACGACAAGTTGAGACGAACTTCGAAAATTATGGGCTTGTCAACCCTTGGAATTATCTACATCTACTGCCTGTTTAGCTACGTGAGGACTCTTGGATGACAGAAACAGAACAAAAACTCATTGACGATCTCAGACCTCGTTTGGACAACTGGCGCCGGGCATATCGTGACCGTGTTGTTAAAAACGTCTCAATTGCCTACGCAGTAGAGAGAGCTCTCGCATTGACGAGAAACAAGACGGATTTTTCTGAGGATTATTCTGGTCCGGAAGATCGATCTGATGATTTTGGAAGAAACGTTGACCAAAGAGACGCAGACTTGCTCAACTTGGTTTGGCAATACTTGGATGTGCCCGGAGCCGAATTTTTGACGATTGGCGAAGGAGGACTAACTGTTAAGACGGCGAAAAACATCATCCTCCTTTATGTATTTTCCAATAATTATGCTCTGCGTAGAGCTGGGCGGAAAATTTGGAAAGTGAAGGATATAAAACTAGAGGGTTGGATTAAGGAATCTTTGGTTTTCTTTGCCCTTAGGCTCAGAGCTTATGAAGCGGCAAAGGCTAATGCAGAAAAACAATAAGGGAAAACCGTGCGAATGTCTCAGGTAAAGATGGGATATTCGCCGGATTATTTCTCAACTTGCCCTGATAAAATTTAAAAATTACATACAAACCCTAGGAGATCGAAAATGAATAAATCCCTTTCTGTCCTAGTTGGACTGACTGCTCTTCTATTGGCTGGATGCAAATCTGAAATCACGATGCCAGTCACATACTCAGAAGTTTTTGGCGCTCCGGTCATTAAGAATGCCCGATTGGATATTGAAGTTCCGGCATGCAAAGAATACAAGAGCGACTTAGAAAGTTCTTCTGTCTTAGAGGCCAAGCAAAAAATTAACTACGTTTTCCCAAATGCGACTTATTTGGGGTGCAAGAGAGGAAGCGGAATAGACACTTTTGCCCAGTTTCAACTTCCATTTAAAGTGGGCGGTATTGGGCTGAAGGATTGCAATGCCAATGAGATTTGCGTCGGTTCCTCTCAAAACAATCAGTTCATGAATGTTTTTATTGGAAAAGACATAAAAACCAAGATTGATGAGTTATCGCGATCAGCCACGATTTATGGTCCGAAGGATGTGAAGGTACGGTTAGTCTTTAAGAACGATACAAATCAAGCCCTCGGAATCGATTACATAAGTCTCTTCTTGAGTGATGGAAAAGAAACCATTCCAGTGCATAACGTGAAGAATGCCAAGTTTAACTCTGGGTTGGCCGCGTATATGACATTGAGTGACGTTGCCTCTGCCTCATTGCTCCGGAGGGGCGTGGTTAGTGTTACGAGATTCCCGGATAGAGAATTAAAGGAAGTGGAAGCACCGGCTAAGAAATAGCATTTATTGCAATGGGTGCCTCGGTGTGGTATTGTCAATAAGACAATTTCAAGCCTGTGATACTCAGGCGCCGATAGGCTTAATCTGAACGGGTTCCTTGCGGAGGAGCCCGTGTATCCAAAGAAAAGAGGATGCGATGACTAAGCCAATCGATTACATAAGAGCTCCGATTTCGGGGCTTTTTGTTTTTCGGCCGTTCGCTAAATCTTCGATTGTCCTTCCGTACTCCAAAATCGAATTATTAAAGAACAGGCGGACGGTCAAAATTCTCAGCGGTTCCATTGTTGCCCACAACATTTATCGACAAACCGCACAGCCTCTCGGTGGGCTTAAGCACCGAGCCATTTACAACATCCAGCAAGCCTAGATTCCCAACGGGAAGATGCTCACTCCGCTGGATTTCTAATTCTCCTGACGAGAATGGCGGAGAAAACCGCCTGAACAAACTATCTCCTGGGGTTGGTTGGAGTGCGCTCGGCTGAAAGATGTCGGGCGCACCTTTTTTAAGCTATGAAAGAATCTGAACTCAAAATTCTCTACAGGCCGGTCAATGACCTGATTCCGTACGCAAATAATGCCCGGACGCATTCTGAGGAACAGGTGAATCAAATCGCCAGTTCGATCAAGGAATTTGGGTTCAACAATCCAATCCTGGTTGATGAACAGGGTGGAGTGATTGCCGGACATGGACGCTTAAAGGCGGCCAAAAAGCTTGGTCTTAAGTTTGTTCCGACCATCGAGCTAAGCGGATTATCCGATCCTCAGAAGAAAGCCTTTATCCTCGCAGACAATCGAATTGCTCTGAATTCTGGTTGGGATATTGATCTCTTGAGAATAGAGCTGCAGGAATTGCAGGATACAGATTTGGCGCCGGTCACTGGTTTCTCCGACGAAGAGCTGAATGCTTTGTTGTGTGGAACTACCGAACCCGCTGAGCAAGAGGACGAACCGGAAAAAGAGGAGCCCGAGGCAGACAGCTTTAATCTGACGCTCTCAATTCCGATCGAATACAAAGAGCAGGTTCAGGATTTCGTTAAAAGTTTCGGACCCGAGGATTTAATTCAGAAGATCATCGATGTGACCAGTTAACCAAAAGAAGGTTGAAGGCATGGAAGAAAAAGTTCAAAAGAAGCGGACTCGTCCACGCATTCAGATTGATCTGGAGAAGGTTGAACAACTGGCTCAGGTTTGTGACAACGAGGAAGAGATTGCTCTCGCGCTCGGGATTAGTTATCGAACCTTGAGAAATCGAAAAAAAGATTTTGCCAATTTTGCCACCGCCATAAAAAAGGGAAAGGCTACGGCCAACGCCTTTGTTGGTGGCAAGTTGATGGCTCTCATCCGAGAGGGAAATCCGGCAGCGACCATTTTTTACATGAAGAGTCGCTGTGGGTGGAAAGAGACTGACCGTAAGGAAATTACCGGCAAAGATGGAGAGCCGGTTAAAGTCGACAAGGTTAACCAGCTGGATCTAAGCAAGCTCACCTTGGAACAATTAGACGCGCTGGAGGGTATTGTGAATGCGGCTTCCAACGATACAGGAGATCAGACTAGCTAAGGCCCGAAAGGGCTTGTCTTACTTCACATTGCACACAAAACCTGACTACCTGCTCGGCTGGGTACACAAAGAAATTTGTGATGAGCTAGACAGGTTCCTGCAGGACGTGGCGGACAAAAAGTCTCCTCGGCTAATTATCACGATGCCTCCGAGATCCGGGAAGAGTGAGCTTGTTTCTAGGCGCTTTCCGGCTTTTGCCCTTGGGAGAAATCCGGAGCTTCAAATCATCGCAACATCGTATTCTTCAGACCTATCACAGCGCTTCAACAGAGATGTTCAGCGCGTAATAGATGATGAGAAATACTTTGACCTGTTTCCGAATACTCGGCTCAGCAATTCGAGAGTGCGTACCGACTCCCGGGGATCCTATATAAGAACCTCTGACCTCTTCGAGATTGTTGGTCATGCCGGCGCCTATCGTTCTTGCGGTGTGGGTGGGGGCATAACAGGTCAGGGTGCCGATATCCTGATTATCGATGACCCGATTAAAGACCGAGCTCAAGCAGGTTCTAAGACTATTCGAGACTCCATTTGGGATTGGTACACATCGACCGCATACACCCGACTGTCTCCCGGAGGAGGCGTCATCGTAATGGCCACCCGTTGGCACACAGACGATCTGATTGGTCGATTGATCCAGAGAATGGGAGAGGGAGATACATTCCGGATCGTGAATTATCCGGCAATTGCGGAGCATGACGAATTGCACCGCAAAGCTGGGGAAGCTCTGCATCCTGAGCGGTATCCGCTCTCAACTCTGCTGCAGATCCAGAAAACGATCGGCAGTCGTGACTGGGAGGCACTGTATCAGCAGCATCCGGTTCCCGATGGCGGTGCTTTATTCAAGCTCGAGTGGTTTAGAAGATGGACAGCAACAAGCCTTCCGCCAGAGTTTGACCATACGCTCATGTCGTGGGATATGACGTTCAAGGATTCCAAAAACTCCGACTATGTGGTCGGTCAAGTGTGGGGCAAAAAAGGACCGAATTTTTACCTGCTTGATCAAGTACGGGGCCAATGGGATTTTGTGAAGACAAAAGAGATGGTCCGAGTTCTTGCCCATAAGTGGCCGCGTGTTGTCCGGAAGCTGGTTGAAGATAAGGCGAACGGATCGGCGGTGATCTCTGAGCTGAAATCTACGGTTTCGGGATTTGTTCCGATAACGCCCACTGAATCGAAAGAGGCCCGGGCATCGTCCGTCACTCCTTATTTTGAGGCAGGGAATGTTTTTATTCCGGAAGACAGTGCAGCGCCTTGGGTGCCGCATTACGTCAGTGAGTTGCTTGAGTTTCCTGCAGGTTCTCACGATGACCAGGTGGACAGCACAACTCAGGCATTGAACTATTTCCGCAACGGCTCAGGCGTCATTCTGACCCGAGAGCAGATGCAGCAGGCACGTTTTAGATTTTGAAAATCATGAATCAACTGGACGAAAACAAACGCCGAAAGATCAATCAAGAGATCCTCGACGCGGCAGGCTCTCGCTTCGTGCCTCCTAGAACATCGTTCTCTTCGGAAGATGCTAAAGCGCTCTTTTATCCTCCGATCACTTTGAACACCAAAGAGCCGGAGAAAGAGGAGTCTCGCTTCACGAACGATGCCGCGATTGGCTCGAGTTTCAACGCGTACTATGCATCTTTGACACAGCACGCTTTGGACCTAGGACAGTTCCCGATGACATCGTTTGTCGGTTACGGTGTCCTTCAGAATATCGCCCAAAACGGCATGATCCGCACCTGTATTCAGACTGTCGCGGATGATATGTGCCGGGAATGGATTCAGGTAGAGGGCGGTGAAGACGAATCGGCGGATAACGTTAAGCAGCTCCAAGATCTGCAGGAGAACAAGTATCGACTGAGACGGCTTTTTAATGAAGCCCTGAGCCTCGTCGGCTTCATGGGAGGATGCTTCATTTTCGTTGACACAGGAGTCGAAGGAGAGGCTCTAAAGCTCCCTCTTAATTTCTCTGACAAATCAGCAGAACTGGTTGGCGAGGATAAGTCGGTCAAATTTATTGTCATTGATCCGGTAAATGTCTCGCCTGGTTTTTACAACGCCAACCAGCCGCTCAAAGATGATTACCTTAAGCCAAAGTCTTGGTTTGTTTTTGGGCAAGAGGTGCATGCATCTCGTCTTATTCGACTGGTTGACAATGAGCCCCCTTTACTTCTGAGGCCAGCCTATAACTTCCTTGGAATCCCACAGGCTCAGATCTTATGGGACTATGTGCTGCACTGGAACAAGGCCAGAGAAACGGGCGTCAGCATTCTGGAGAAACTCAACCTCACGGTATTCAAAACAAATTTTGCTGAGGCTTTTGAAGCTGGCGGGATTGAGCAGTTAGACGCGAAGATGATGCTCTTACAGCGTTATCGCTCTAATGAGGCCATTTTTGCCTGTGATTCTTCCGAGGATCTGCAGAACATCACACTGACGATCTCAGGAGTTGAAGGCATTATTCGTCAAGCTCTGGAATTCATTGCGGCCATTAACCGTACACCGGCGGTCAAGCTGCTCGGAATCTCTCCGAGCGGTTTCAACGCTACCGGTCAGAGCGACATCCGGAATTACTACGACCATATCAAATCAAAACAAGAGCTCAATCGAGACGCAATTCAAACTGTCTTGAAAGCTATCCAGTTGGTGGAATTTGGACACGTTGATCAGTCCATTACATTCAAATTCAACGAACTTGGAGAGGCAGATGCCGCGGCCACAGCAATCACGGCCAAGACGAAGGTCGACATGTTGGCTGTTCTGCAGGACCGCAATGTTCTGAGTGCTGAAGAGGTCCGTGAGTTTGTCCGACGCGATTCCGATATGGGTTTGGACTTCATTCCGGAAGAATTGCCGGAAGGGATGGAGGGAGAGCTCATGACCGATGATCCCAGTCAGCAGAATGAGCTGATGAACAACTTCCTGAAACAGCGCTCGGCCGAGAACGTGGCGCCGGCGCCGAAGGTTGATGAAGACAAAGCTGGAGAGATTTTCTAATGAAGACTGCTCGTGCTGTTCAGCCGAATCTAGGCAGACAGGCAAAGTTCAAAAAGAAGCTCGACACCTTCTTGCGGTCCTTTAGAAATAGGATTCTCAACGAGATTCTCCTTTATCTGTCCGATGCTGGAGGATTGACCGAGGACGCTTCCTTAACGTTCCGTCCGGACGATCCTCTCGATCGCGCACGGCTGCGGAATATCAAGGAACGAATTAACCGCTTGGTTCTTCGTGATCCGGATAGATTCCGTCGCAATGTTGATGACTTCATAGCCCGTAACATGGGCAACTGGATAAGAACGGCGGATCGGGAAACACGCCAGATTGCTGAGTGGTACGTGAAAAACCTTGCCGCCGATGTCTCGACAGCTCAAAAGGCATCGCTCAAGGCGGCGGGCATTCCTGATTCCGTTTTTGCTTATGAGATGAGGCAGACGCGCAAGCACTTCTTCATCACGCCTCAGGCAATAAATGAACTACCGGGAATGGTCGCCGACACGACGAGCCTCATCAGCAACATCACAACATCCGAGCTGACAAATATTCGCTCTGCCTTTATGGATGCTTACGAAGGTCATGGCACGTATTCGCAGATTGTGGAAGCCCTTGGACGATCTTCTTCATTTACGGCTCAACGAGCTCAGCGTGTGGCAATTGACCAAACGCTGAAACTGAATCAGCAGATTCAGCAGGCCAACTGCAAAGGTTTAGGGATTACTCGCGGGGTTTGGATTCATGTCCCTGGCAAGTACACCAGTCGAGAAAGCCACATTGAGATGAACGGAAAAGAGTTTGATCTTTCTAAAGGCCTGTACGACAAGGAGGTCGGTCGGAACGTGATGCCCGGTGAGCTTTATTGGTGCAGATGCCAGTTCAGAAGCATCCTTCCGGATTAAACATTTTCGAGGTTATTATTGTGGGAAATCTAAAACGCACGGTTGCAATTGATTCTGTGAGTGTTCGATCTGTGGACGACAACGGTTTCCTCCATGTCCAAAAGTCTCCGCTGACAAGAGTTCAAGTTGCTCCGTATTACGGGAAAGAGATTGCAGGCTGGCGAGAGCTCGGATTAGACCCTGAAAAGATCTATCACGCCTATCGACCGCCTGAAGAACTTAGTTCTCCCGAAACTATTCAATCAATTAACGGTATCCCGATTCATCTGGAGCATCACGATGATCACGGAGCCCCCGAGAACAAACAAACCCGTGTGGGTACTACCGGAACGGACGGAGCTTTTGAGGCTCCGTTTTTAGTTAACTCTCTACATATTTACGACCAGGACGCACGCAGCAGGATCGAGGACGGTTCAATGCGTGAGTTGAGCCTGGCATATACGTTCGAGCCCGACTTCACGCCGGGAGAGACACCTGATGGAGAGAAATACGACTATGTGCAACGCCGGATCAGAGCGAACCATCTGGCGCTTGTGGAAACTGGGCGCGCTGGGCCTGAGGTAAGAGTTCGCGATTCTAATAAGGACTTTCTCAATATGGAAAAAGATGACGCTGTTGAGCAGGCTGAAGTGACGTTAGCAAAGGCGATTATCGATTTGCATTCCGTTGATCCCAACGGAAAAATCGTTGACGGCGCTCAAGATGATGACAAAGACGCGATGATTCAAAAAATCATCGAAGGACTGAAGGCAAAAGGCCTGACGGACGAAGAAGCTGAAAAGCTTAAGACAACTCTGTCTGACCTGGCTTACTCTCAGGCTACAGGAGACGAAGATCCCAAGCCTGATGATCAAAAAGAGGCACAGGACGACGATCCGGAGCTCGATGAAAAAATGAAGGATCCGAACTTCAAGGCTGGTTTTGAAGCTGGCGTCCTTTATGGCGAAAAACGTGAGAAGGACGATCCTAAACGCCTCGATTCTGATCACGAACGCGAAGGCGAAGAACGCTATCTCGAAAAAGAAGCAGAAGATGCACTGAAATCCTGTGGTCTTGATGAAGCTTCTGAAGAAGAGAAGAAGGCTTTTGCTGCCGGATTGAATTACGCCCAGAAGAAAGATGAAGGCGCACAAGATGAGGATCCGAAACCTGATGATGGCAAAGAAGAAAAGAGTTCTGCCTCTGACTCCATGAAGATTCTCCGAAACGCCATCTACTCTGAACTGGCCGCAATCGAAGAAGTCAAGCCGGTGTTAGGTGTTATCCGTGCCGGATCCTATGACTCCGCAGGTTCCATCTATGTGGCAGCACTCAAGAAACTCGGTTTGAAAAACATCCCCGCATCCGAAGCTCGTTCTGCGTATCGCGCCTACATGCAGGGTCGAAAGGCCTTAGCTGGTGCGAAAGACTCCGGCGCCAAGGTGACCGAGAAGCCGACTGCCGTCAGCGCAATTTTGAACAATGTTAAATAAATAGGAGATTTTTTGATGCTTCAAAAATCTGTAGGTCTCTATCCTGCTATCGGTATTCCAGGACAGCAGGTTGCATTCAATCAGGCCGTCTACACGCCTCAGAACTACTTGTCTGACGGTACTGTCCAGTGCGGTGGTTTTGCGTTTGCTGTAGCCGCCTCCACAACCGGAACAGCCGTGAAATTCCCAATCGCATCCTTGAAGGGCTCTGCAGGGGCCAAACCGATCGGTTTTGTTGAGCGCACGTTCACAGCGTCCATCGAGCTGGGCACAGATACTCCGGACATTTATCCGAAAGGGGCTGAGCTGACGATTGCCGTTCGAGGTGACTACTACATCGTCGCACCTGCGGCAGCAACCATCGGTCAAGCTGTTCTCTGTGATCCGACCACTGGCGCCATCACATTTGGTGCTGCCGGCGCCGCAAATGACACCGGTTGGACAGTTCAGACGGCTGGTGCAAAGGGCGACACGATCATCATTTCCAATCACGGCCTCGGTTATCAGCCTGCCGCGAGCGGATCCTAATCTGAGGTAAAAAATGAACGATTTTGAATTAGCAAAGCAAAAAGGCGTGCATGGTGTGGAAGCAAAAGGATTCATGTCCTATTCCACAGACGCCAAAGGTAAGATCAACGTCGACTACGATGCAACGGTTAAGGCAATGGCTCGAGATGCCGCATTGCAGACTCCCGTGTCTGTCGGCGTCCCTTCCGTCTTCACGACATTCATTGACCCGCAGGTCGTCCCCATCCTGTTTGCCGCCCAGAACGCTACAAAGATTTTCGGCGAAGAAAGAAAGGGTGACTGGACAGATAACTTCTTCACCTTCCCGGTCGAAGAGTATGCCGGCAATGTGACTCCTTACTCTGACTTCGCAGAGAACGTCTCCACAGACGTGAACGTTGATTACCCGACTCGCGAAAACTTCTTGTTCCAGACCGTCATCAAGTATGGCGATCGTGAAGTCGGCCTTGCGGCCAAGGCCAAGTTGAATGTTGTTTCTTCTAAACAACAGGCTTCTGCTTACGTGATGGCGATGGCTCACAACAAGTTTGCGCTTTATGGCGTCGAAGGTAAGAAGGTCTACGGTCTGTTAAATGACCCGAACCTGAACGCTTCGATTTCTCCGATCTCCATCACCACGGGGTCTACCGCTAACTCTACGTGGACAGCAAAGTGCGCTGCACAGCCTGAGAAGACTGCCAACATTGTCTATAACGACATTAACAAGCTTTGGGCTGAAATTAGCAAGAATAACGGCGGTTTGGTTGATCAGAACTCCCGCATCATTCTCGCTGTCAGCAACACCAGAGCTCCTTACCTGACCGAGCCGAACTCCTTCGGTCTTACGGCCATGACTATGCTCAAGCAGTCATTCCCCAACATCGAGGTTGTTCAGCTTCCTGAGCTGACTACAACGGCTGGTGAAATGCTGTACATGACTGTTCCAGACCTGTTTGGCATTGAGACTGGTATCTGCGCATTCTCTGAGAAGTATTTCTTGGGTCGTGTGGTTCCGGAAATGTCAAGCTACAAGCAAAAGGTCGTTGGCGGAACTTGGGGCGCTGTTATTCGTCGTCCCAGCCTCGTTGCCACGATGCTCGGCATCTAACCTGAACTAACCAGCTACGGAGGCCCGATCTCTCGGGCCTCTTTCTTAGGAGATTGAAATAATGGCTCGTACAAACACAACTCAGAAAGCAACATCCGGAAAGGTTGTCGCAGACAATTTCAGCAATACCCAGAAGAAGAGCACTGCTAAAACTCAGTCCACGGTGATCATTGCTTGCACTCTGGCACACGGCCTCAAATTTGATGATGTGCCGAATGGCAATGGCGGAACAAAAACGATCGTTTTTCCGGGCGTAAATGATTCGCTTAGAGGAAAACGTGACGGGATCCTGCTGGGCAAGGGAAACTCTGTCGCATTCCAGATCGATAAAGAGGACTGGGAAAACATCAAGCGCATGCATGGTCAGGAGGCTGTATTCACAGGCGTGAATGGCGGTATTCCGTGCCTGCTTGAGATGAAATCAGTTCAAGAATTCAGAGGCCGCGAGGACGAGTTAAAAGAAGCGTCCCACGGCCTCAATCCGATCGATCCTGAATCGGTCAACGTTGAAGAAGTTAAGAACGAAGAAGGTTAACAAAATGGCTGTCGTCGTCTTTGATCCTGAAAAATTTCGAATCCTTCATCCTGCGTTTTCGGATGAAGTTAAATTCCCGGACGAAACTCTTCAGTTCTACTTTGATGTGGCGGTGGAGTTCGTGGGGAATACGGACGCCGACAGCTTTGCTCCCTATGATCCGGACAACAAGATCTATACAAGGGAGCGCCTTCTTGATCTTGCAACCTGCCACCTGCTGACACTCAGCCAGCAGCCGAACGGTCAGGTTGGCAGGATTGCTAGTGCTACGCAGGGAAGTGTGAGTACCAGCTTTGATCTTCTGAAAACGAATACTTTTGTCGGAGATTGGTGGGCTCAAACACAATGCGGCGCCATGTACTGGACGCTGACTGCCAAATACCGAATCGGCGGCCGAGTTTATCCGGGAAACAATTACCATCCGTGGGGATGATGATGGGCATCAAAATCACATCTAACAATGCGTTCAAAAAGCTGTCAGAGAAACTCAAGGCCGATAGCAATAAAAAACTAGAGGTCGGAATAATGATTCCGGACATTGCCACCATTGGGATGTATTTGGAATATGGGTGGACCCAATCAGTGACGAGTAAGCAAGGACACTATCTGTCAGCCCAGCTAGGACTTCCTCCGAACAGCAAATTCACGACCCTGTACATGCCTCCGCGTCCGTTTATGAGAGCCACATACGCTCAAAAACGAATGGATTGGCAGGAGAAATTTAGGTCCCGCTTCCTAAAAACGTTCGACATAACGCATTCGTTAGGCGTCATGGGGCAAATGGCTACCGATGACATCAAGCAAACGATTCGAGAAGCAGGTATTCCTGCTGGTTCATTTCCTAAACGATCAGAGCTAACGATGGCACTGATGCAGGCAAGAGGAGAAATGGACAAGGCCAAGAAAGCTAAAGGGAAAGGCACTCTGCCTAATAACGTGATGACCACGAAGCCTTTGACGCTGAGTGGCGTCCTGCAAAGCTCAATAACTTGGAAGGTTTCCTAATGTCTCTCAACCTACATGCAATTGTCCGTCAGGCAATAAACGCCAACTATGCTGACGAAACCTTCAAGCTGTATCGATCGGTCGGTCAAAAGAATGTAGGAGGGATTGTCCAAGCGTATTACGCACCAGCAGAGGAGATTCAAGGGAATTTTCAAAGCGAAGGCGATAGCGCGTTGGATCATGCCAACTTAGCCGGACAGAACACCATCATCCGGCGCCTGTATCTCTTCGCATCGAGCGACCAGAAGCAGCGACCTTGGGCAATCTATAGGCCATTAGCGAGGTCGGGAGATTATGTCGAAGACTCCAAGGGAGGCCAGTGGCTGATCACTGCGGTGATTGAAGATTTTTCCGATGCCGGTTGGGAGGCGGTCCGCTGCACACTCCAAACCACGCCTCAGAAGCTGAACATCGTAGAGGAAGAAGATGAAAGCACAAAACCTGACCCCGAACATCCGGACAGCGATCCAAGAATTTCTTGAGATATTTGCAGTTCCGGAGGTGGCGCCGGAAAACATCTTCTACGGTAACCAGAACAATCTGGCATTGCCTCCTGAGGGGAACGATTACGTCATCTATTCCTACATCTCCAGCGTTCGTCATGGAACGAGCGCTGAGGATTGGACGAAAGACCAAACCGATGACAATGTTTACCTCTCAACGACTACAGAAGTCTTGGTTCAGGTCGATTGCTACGCTTCGACGCTAAACGGCTCCGACGGCATGAATGCGATGCTGAGAGCTCAGGCCTTGGAGACTGTATGCAGGTCTCAAGTAGGCGTGCTGTTCTTTGTTGACAGAGGAATCAGCCTGCTTCATGCGGACGATCCGAGAGATACAACCATCATCGGAGACTCCGATAACTATGTACGAAGATCCACGCTGATGATTCACCTCAGCATGCAGAGCCAGATCAAGGTTTCGATGGGCTTCTTTAGTGCGGTTGATGTTGACCTGAAAAACGTTGATGTGAGCTACCCGCCGAAGGAAAAAGAATGAACGAGCAACTTGCTTTCAAACTTGGGCGTGCATTCAAGCTCGGACTAATGTACGGACTTGGGAGAACTTACGCAACAAACCCTGGCGATGCTCAGGATGCCGCAAAGTGGATAACGGTGAATGGCACTCATATACCAGTCGGTAAGAATGGCAAACTGGAAGGGAAAGTAGGAAAGAAGGTAGAAAGCCAGCAGTCCTATCCGAAATCGGGGAAAAATCTCATTGAGAGTCCGCCTTCAAAGGATATTCATAGTTACTTGCAAAAGGCCGGAGGCAATCCCGCTAAAGCTATCGTCCTCTATTACGACAATGAACTGAGAGGAGGTTCGGTTAGCACTGAGGTGGAGATATCTGGGAAGAAGCAAACAGTTTCTGTCGTTTTCGATGGCAAAGGAAGAAAGGAATTTAAGAAATTTTCCGGGTACCTACGAGAAATACTAGAGGTTCTTCCTTTTGTTCCAGAAGTAATAGAAAAAGGCTCCTACTTCGGGAGGAAAGAGGCTGTCAACCATTCTCCGCAAGTGGCCTTTCATACAAAAATGAAAAACGTAAGGGTTAATGGCATTAAAAAAACAGTAGCTGTCGATATAGGAGAAACGTCACGCACTGACTTCCATGCGTACAACGTCAACACCGAAGGAAATCGATGGTTTGATAAGAAAAAGGCTTCTTTTGAAATTGAAATGAGAAAAAGAAAAGCCAGAGACGCTGTGCTATTACCGCCTTCTAAGGGCTCGGTGAAAGGTTTACACCGGTCAACAGAACAATCTCTAGCTATGGACAGAATTGTAGAACGGCCCGAAGAGCCGGTCAAGATGTCAGTCCTAAGAATAAGAATTTTATGAAAAAAATAGCCCCGTTCAGTTGGTAGCTGAGCGGGGTTTGAGTTAACTGATTGCAAGGGAATCAGTCAATATGAACATTTTACACGACTTAGCGGAGGCCCTAACCATGGTCACTGCCGTTCCTTTGTATGCAGCTCTTCCCGTTTACCTAATCGGTTACGGACTCGCAGTTTGGGTGATTGCGAAAGCGATTAAGGCTGTAAAGGATATTTTCAGATAAATGAGTTTCTGGTGTGGCCTATAGCCGCTCCATAAAAATTATCGTCGGCGCCTTCTGGCGCTTTTTTATTTTGAGGAAAAATATGTCAATCAATGCTAATCGATTGGTTTCTATCACCCCTCGCATCATTGGAGCTGGGAGCGCCGATCTTGAAACAAATGGTCTGCTGCTGACCCAGAATGCTCTGATTCCTGCAGATTCTCCGGCACTGGAATTTGTGACCGCTGCCGCTGTCGGGAATTATTTTGGTGCCGAATCCCCTGAGGCAGACTTTGCTAATCAGTACTTCTCCGGAGTGAACAATCAGCAGAAGGCGATCAATCGTTTGTTTGTGGCACGCAGAATCAATGCAGATGCCGCCGCGTGGATTAAATCAGCTCCGATCACAGCTCAACTTTCTGAACTGACAGCGATCAAGACCGGTTCCCTGACGATTTCCGTCAACGGCACAGAAAAAGAAGTCGTTAGCCTCGACTTCTCCACGGCCAAGTCTTTCAGTGACGTTGCCACTGAGCTGGCTTCTGCAGTAGGAGCAGTTTCCGGTGCTTTTAACTCTGACCAAAATGCCATCATCCTGACCACCACAGAGACAGGCGATACCGCTTCAATTTCTTTCGCTACAAAAGCGACAACAGGAACGGATGTTTCCGCATTACTTGGATTGACTGAGGATTCCGGCGCCGTTCTCTCTCAAGGTTCCGATGCTCTGACACCTGCTCAGAACATGAATCTTGTGACTTCTGTTTCTCGCAACTGGGTCGGATTCACAACCTTGTATGCAACAGAGGTTGCTGAGGCTTCCGCTTTAGCGGCTTGGGCCGACATTGATGATGACTACGTGTACTTTGATTGGTCAACAGACACAAAGATGCTTGATCAATCTACCCAGTCCACAACGAAAGCCGCCCAATTAGCGGAGAACAACTACAACTGTTTGGCGATGGTTTACGGTACCGCTCAGGATGCCGCGGCCTTCCTTGCAGTTGGTGCCTCAATCGATTGGTCTGCAATTCAGGGTATTAAGACGTGGTTCGCAAAATCTGCTTCCGGAATTAAGGCTTCCGTTCTCAGCGACGAAGTGGCCGAAGCCTTGGATGATCTCAAGGTCAACTATGTCGGAGCATTTGCAACACGCAATGCAGAGTTTGACTTTATCAACCGTGGTTGCTTGCTCTCCGGAATCTATCAATGGATTGATGCCCTGTACGGCATGATTTGGTTCAAAGCACGAATTCAGCGGCAGATTATGGACGGGTTCGCGGCTATCAATCGCGCTCCCTACAACGCTATTGGCTTTGCTTATGTTGAGGCGTGGTTGCTTGATCCCATCAACGATGCCAAACGTAATGGCGTGATTGATACAGGGCTGGCATTGTCCAACTCCCAGATTCAGCAATTGTTGACAGAAACCAACAACTCAACGATCAAGCAGGATCTCTACTCAAAAGGTTATTGGTACCTCATTGAATCTCCGTCGGCAAATGTGAGAACCCAGCGAGGAAGCCCTCGTTTGGGACTTTGGTACACCTATGCTGGCAGCATCCAACGAATTGAGATGCCTTTGACAGCCGTAATGTAATCAAAATTTCACAACAGCAAAGACCCGTCGTGATGGCGGGTTTTTCATTTAGGAATGAATAAAAATGCCCGTACAAAACTTTGACATCACATCCGCCAATGCGTCAGCAGTGATGACGATTGAAGAGCTTTACCCGAACGGCCTGAAACTGGAAAGATTCTCCACAGATGCGGCTATTGTTGCCGATTCCCAGCAGGTTGCCGAGACCCGAATGGGTGTTGACGGTCGTATGGCCGCCGGAGTCACACCGAATATTTATCCAGTCACAATCACGCTTGAAGCAAACTCTCCGACAGCGGCCGCATTTACAACGCTGTTTGAGGCTATGAGCTCAAATAAACAGCTTTACGTTTGCAATCTGACAATCAAGATTCCATCAATTGGCAAGACCTACCAGTTCTCCAACGGTGTATTGCAGACAGCAAACCCCATGCCCGGACTTAATAAAGTCTTGGCTGCCACGACCTGGGTATTCCACTTCGAATCTATGGAGCGCATCTAAATGAGAGAGCCGGTTATCTTCAAAACAACAGACGGCGATAAGCAGCTGACGTTCAAAATTTACCCGTTCCCAGCAACGAAATCAGAAGACCTCTTAATCCGGATTCTCCTTTTGACAGGAAAAAACCTCGATTTAGACGCCTCTGTTTCGTATAAAGAAATTATTAGGGCGCTGGCATCCGTCCCTCACATGGAAGCGAAGGCCCTCCTAGATGAGCTTCTGACATGTGTGTACAAGATTGATGGCAACAATGAGCGTCAATTTTCGTATGACGATGCCGACGGCTACATTAGTAACCCGATGACTTTGATCCGCCTTCGTGTTGAATCCCTGAAGGTGAACTTCAGTTTTTTTCAAAATTTCGGGAAACTGTTCTCCCACGTAGAGCCGATTTCCTAGCAGATTGCGCGAAGGTTCGGGGAGTTGCCCAAGTTAGCAACTTCCCGCCTTTGTTCTCCCGGCTTATATCCGGAGGAATGGCAACCCTCACGGAGTTGCAGACAACCATCACGCTTGAAGAAGCGTACCAGCTCGATGAGATCCTTCTAGTCAAAAACTACAACGCGTGGCTTGCAAATAAATCGGATTAGAAAATGGCAAAAACAACTGACAGTCTGTTAATCGACATTGGTTTAAATGCCGATGGAATCATTGAGTTTTTCGATAGTCTCTCAAAGAAGATCGATTTCTTGATCAAAAAGTCTGCGGATGCCGGAGACAATCTTGATGAACTTCTGGGCAACCCGATTGGTGATCAAACAGCGGCAGCGGTCGAATCAGTAAAGAAAAATTCTGATAAAGCCACTGCCTCAATGAACCAAGCCTCGCAAGCAGGTCAAAAGGCAGGAAAAGACATTGAGAAGGGAGCGAAACAGGGGTCTCAGGCCCTACAAAAACTCGACTCAATGGCATCTAAGGTATTCTCTGCAATAAAGGGATATGCCGGCCCTTTGGCGGCCATGTTCGGCGCCCAGATGATGTTCACAAACTTCATTGATGAGGGCGACAAGTTAGACAAGCTCTCAAAAGAAGTCCGGATGAATGTCTCTGAGCTGGACGCTTGGAGAAAGGCGAACGTAGCTGCGGGAGGTTCAGCAGATGCGTTCACTAATGCTCTGAAATCATTCACCGAGCGCACCGGAGCCAGCGCCTCTGTTTTCCTGCGCATGGGAAAACAGCTCAATGGCATGAACGATGCTCAGGCTAACTATGCCCTGAAGTATCTCGGCCTTACCCGGGAAAGTGCTGCGGTATTCCTTCAGAACAACAAGCAAATGAACGAGCTTGTTGGGAAGTACCGGCAAATGGCGCTGTCTCCTAAAGACGCGGAAAACGCCAGACGGTTCAAAATCCAATGGGAAATCACAACCATGTCGATGAAGAACCTCGGCAATCAGGTTGCCAAGGTGTTTCTTCCGTACATCGATAAGGGGATGAAAAAATTTGGTGAGTTCACGGACTTTGTTGCGCAACATAGTGAATTCATCAAAATAGCACTGGAATTGGTTGCGGGAGCCGCGGCATTAGCTTTAGGTCCGAAGTCGGCGTTAATGCTGGGGGGAAAGGCCTTAGGACTATTAGCCAGTCCTGTTGGGTTGGTTGTTGCCGGCATCGTTGCTTTAGCCCTTGCATTAGATGACCTCATCAGTTTTGCAAAAGGAGGACCAAGCGCGTTTGAAGACCTGCTCAGATCAATGGGCACGTCTGACGATGAAATCAAGGAGCTTCGCAAAAGCTTCCAAGATGCCTGGAAAGCCATCCAAGACCTGATGGACGCCCTAAAGCCTGTCGGAGATCTTTTCCTGCAGGCTTTTGGATCTGTCATCAAGGTAGCTGTTGAGACAATCGTTCTGACGATAGGGAAGGTTGCTGAGGTAATCGCGAAGGTCATCAACTCTGTATCCGGATTAAGGGATAAGTTTGTTGGTGCCTTTGAATCTATCAAAAGCAGCATTCAGCCGATCGTTGACTGGATCTCCAGTGCCCTGTCAGACATCACAAATTTTGAAATGCCTTCTTGGGTTAATCCCATGAACTGGTTCGGAAGTGATGACAAGAAGAAGGCTGTGGTTGCACCGGCCGGGGCTACTGCCGGAAATGCCGGAGGAGTCGTCAAAGAAAAAGGCAGAACGACAAACATAAACTCTCCGATTTCCAACCAGACTGTAGTTAATTTCAACGGAAATCCGGACAAGGAACAAGTTATTCAAGGAGTTAATCAAGGTGTCTCTCAGGCCATGCAAGGGTCTACAGATATGTTGAATAACGCCGCTTCGGGGGTTGATTTCTGATGGCGTCTATAAATTCAATCATGGGATTGTCGTGGGCAGTCGTTGGAAACAACCTGCTTCCGTTTATTCCCTACGTTTCGATTGCTGCAGTTGACGCAGACCAGAGCTCTCGGATTCCTACTGAACCGATCGAAAAGGGCCAGTTGGCCGCTTACAACATTGTGCGAGAACCTGAGCGGGTAAACGTCGAATTTTTGTTCAACGGAAGTTATGCCGTTCAGGTTTTGGCGCTCGCAATGTTAGACCGGAGGATGAACAGTACAGACACTTGTACGATTTTTTCTCCGGCAAAAATCTGGCGGAATATGGCTCTGGAGCACTATGACTTCTCCAGAACCCAGACTTCCAATGCCTGTATGTTGTCGATTCATGCCTCTTTCGTTGAGATCATCACGGTCAATTTGAACCAGCAGAAAATCGCGTATTCGCCAAAGCGATCGACTTCAGCAGTCAAGGTAAACACTGGTCAGGCCCAAACAAAACCAACGATGGCTCAAAGCTTGATCAAATGGGCTGGAGGCCTCGGCAAGTAGAAACCTTTTTAACCATCTGGTTGCAATGGTGGTGGAACATGATCCAAATCAATATTTCAGCTCTGCCGTGGCAAGAGTTTTCTGTCGTGTTGGACGGTCAGAATTGTGTCATCAGCCTGAGGCAGGTGGCCGAGCACATGTACTGCAATCTGACATGTGAAGAAGTCGAGATATTTAAAGGCCGCAAGGTTTGCGTGGGAACCGACATCAATACCTATCCTTCGCCGAACTTTAAAGGCAAACTCAGAATGATCGACATTCTGGGCAATTCAGATCCGCAATATGAAGGATTAAACGACCGCTGGATCCTTGTGTACGCAAGCGAGAACGAGGTTTTAAATGGTGCTCAATGAGACTACATACACGCAGAAAGACATCGCTGTAACGGTCGCTATGGACGGACAAGAAGCGATCACTTTTAAAGACTTTGCTGTGTCTGTCTCTATTGATAAATCAGGTTGTCCGGCATATCCAAAGGCTTCAGTTATCCTGAAAGGGTTGTCTCTGAACACAATGGAGCGGCTGACGCATCTCGGCTTTAAGTCCTTTTCTTTGAAGCGGAACAAAATCAATATTTCCGCAGGACAGAAAGGGAAGACCTTATCAGTTATTTTCAAAGGCGAGATCATCAATGCTTGGGCGGATTTCAATACAGCTCCGAGTCCGGTGTTCAAGATCGAGGCAAATTGTGGTCTTTTTCCCGCTTTAATTCCACAGCCTCCGATTTCTGTCACAGGTGACCAAACAGTTTCTGGCTTGATTGAGCAGATTTCAAATGAAGTTGGATACGTCTTGGAAAACAATGAAGTTACAGCTTCAATCCGAGATTGCATTATCAACGGGGACCCAGTGACAAAAATGCGTCGAATTGCTGATGCAGTTGGAGCAAATCTCTTGTTTGATGATGAGAAAGTTGTTCTCATGCCGAAGAAAGGAAGCCGGAAGACACAGGGCGAATTGCCATTGATTAACTCCTCCAACGGCATGATTGGTTACCCAACATTCTCGAACAATGGGATCAACGTCTCATGCTTTTTCCGTCCGGAGTTGAGGATCGGAGCGAATTTCAAACTGGAATCAATCGTCCCTCATGCTTCCGGAACTTGGAAGATCGTCTCCCTCAAACATGAATTGAGTGCGAATGATCCGGCCGGCGGTTCTTGGAAAACTTCAATCTCCGGAATTTATCCGAGGTGGTAAATGTCAGACAAAGAACTTAGTGCGAACTATGACAACTTCGCCTCCAGCAATCCGTTGAACTCGATGGAGTTTTTTATTCGTTCGCTGATCTCTCAAGTGGTAAGTACCTCCTTGCCTGTTGTTGTGACGGCAGTGGAACGTAAAGGAGAAACTGCCGGCGCCGGATATGTTACGGTCAAGCCACTTCTCCAGCCAAGAAACAATTCCGGAGACGGTTTGGAAGTGACTACTATTCCAAAGCTTCCGTATTTTCGTTTGCAGCATGGCAAAGCCGCGATTATCTGTGATCCTAAGGTCGGAGACATTGGGCTGGCAGTTGTAGCAAAGCATGATATTTCAAACATCAACGGCAGCACGACTCCAAAGGTTCCTGCAACTTATCGAAAATTTGATCCGTCCGATTCGTTCTATATCGGAGGATTCTGGGGGAAAGCTCCGGAAGTCTTTATTCATTTGGAAGATGAAGGGACTATCAAGATTAAAGCTCCGACAAAGATCACGATGGAGGCTCCGGAGTGTGAGGTCAATGCGAGCACCAGTTTCACAGTCAACTCTGCTCAGATCAATTTGAACGGACCGATTTCCGGCGGTGGTTCTGCCGGGGCTGATGCGACATTCAGTGGAGATGTAACCGCTAAGAACATCAGCCTTACCAGCCACACGCACACAGGCGTCCAGAGCGGAAATTCAAGCACCGGCGCCCCGCAGTAAACGAGGAAGTTAGATCATGCCGCATACAGCAAAAACAGCTCTTCTGAATCCTCAGTCATGGGATCTGCAGCTGACAAAGGAAGGAAACATCCTCCTTACGTCTGGAGCTTTGGCAATAGCCCAGAACTTGGCTAATGAGATTCGGTTGTGGACCAACGATGCCTATTTTCAACAGGCCAACGGCATTGCATGGAAGGAAGCCCAGCTAGCTAAAAAGTTGGATTCCTCCGTTCTGGCTCAGTTGATTCATGAGGCAGGGAATAGAGTCGATGGTGTGAAGTCCGTTGATTCTGTGGACATTACCGAGTTCGATGAGGAAACGAGAACTCTTCACGGAGAAATCACGATGACGACTGAACAGGACGAAACAGTTTCTTTTGTGTTCTAAAAAATTATGGCTCAAATCATTTTTAATCCGATGATCGGCGTAGAACTTCCGAGTACGCAAGAGATTCGGTCAGATCTCGGCTCCCGGATCCAGCAGGCGTTTCAAACATCACCTACAGATCCGCTTTTGAACATCGAGCCCAGCTCACCAATGGGGCAGGTCCTTGATCTGATCGTGGCCGAAATCGAGGCTAAAAACTCTGAGATCCTTTTCCTGTCGAATATGGTGAATCCAGATCTCGCAACAGGGAAATTCCTAGATGCGCTGGCAGCTCTTTACGGTTTAGACCGCAAAATCTCCGAGCCTACAGTGGTCAACTGCGTGCTTACAGGCTTGAAAGGGACGGTTATTCCGTATGGCGCAATCGCGCAAGATTCTCTCGGCAACCAGTACAGACACTCTGCGGCGGCAGGAGCGCGAATCGGAGACACCGGAAGCGTCACAACAACCTTTACCGCTATTGAACACGGCCCGCTAGAAGTAGCCGCCGGCGCAGTGAACAGAATCGTCACAACGATTGCCGGATGGGACACTATTAACAATCCCTCCGCTGGTGTGGTCGGTCGAGATGAAGAGACGGACGCAGAACTTAGAAACCGCATGGTCGAAAGTTATGCAGTCAATGCCACTGGGTATGTCGAAGCGATTGAAGCAAACCTAGCGGCGCTTGAAGGCGTTCTCGATGTCAGAGTTTTAGAGAATCCGACGAATGCGGCCATCACCCAATTTGGCGTGAGCATCAATCCTCATTCCATTCTGGTCGCCATCGTTGGCGGAGAAGATGAGCAGATCGCTCAAACGATCTATCAGCGAAAGGACGCAGGGTGCGGGACTACCGGAACCTATCAGGTTTCCTACACGGATTCTAGGTTCTACAACGCTACCTACGTGTACAACATTGTCAGACCTCAGAATCAAGCCTTGAAGGTTAAGATCGAATTCTTTGCTACTTCAATGAATCCGACTGAGAAAAACAACGTCATTCAGGCTGTAATCAATGACGTTCTTGGACAAGGTTCAAATGATCGCGTTTCATTGGCGTCGACTGTCTACGCTTCTCGGTTCTATGCCGCAATTCAGTCAGCGACAGCGGTTCCGGTTGCATCCATCCAAGTAGCTTTAGGGACAGGTGCTTTCGGATCCAGTGTCCAAATTCCTGCGAATGTGGAGCCTACGATTCAGGAGTCCGATGTCTCTCTGGTATTCCAGACAGGAGGCTAACGATGGCTGATTCTGCAACTTGGCGGAACATTCTGAGTGTCGAGGATTTCAGAAAACTCTCAAATGTCCGATCGTTGATTTCTATTGCGCTCCAGTCGCAGTATTCGCACTCCGAGCGATACCGACAATTAGGGTTACTTTTCAATGCCGAATTAGACGCGTCCCCTCAACTGGACGCGTTTTTTAATTTCATCTTGAACCCTGGGACAGCTTCTGGGGTTTGGCTGGATTGGTGGGGCAAACGTGTAGGCGTGAATCGAAACCTTGTAATTGATGGGCAGGACACACGACTGGATGATGAGTTTTTCAGATTCTTGATTTTTTATCGGGCTGTTGTGAATGTTTCGAACTCAACGGCTGAAACCATCAATTCTTTGCTGACCCGTCTTATTGGACTTCCAGCATTCGTAAACGATTATCAGGACATGACCATCAACATCCGAATTGTGGGGGAGCCGAATTCAGTTCAAATCGCGATTCTCAAAAACTACGGACTGTTGAATAGGCCTGCGGGCGTTCTGGCAAATGTCGAAGCCGTTGTGCCAAACACATTGGTCTTTGGTTTCTACGGATCAAAACTTCTTCCCTTCAATCAGGGCGTATTCAATCCTTCAAAGGTTATTGATATATGAGCAACTATCCTAAATTTCAAATTCCCGGAGTTGTGGCAGCTAACGGGGAATACACGATTCCTCCCTTAACTCCAACCGAAGCGGGAACTGGGCGATTGTCTGTACAGGAGGGCTGGGGTCAGGTCAATGCTGTTCCGATTGAACAGGGTGGTATTCCGCCGCACAAAGCAGACTTCAACGGTGTCTTGTTCCTGTTATCTCAATTTGCAGTTTGGTTCCAGCAGGGTGGAATCATGAATTACTCAGCCCTACTGGATTACGAGGTTGGCAATGAGGTCATGCAGAACGGAACTAAGTACCGCTGCATCCAACCCAATGGCCCCTCCAGCACAAAGGTGGCACCCGGAACTAACAGAGCTGTCTGGAAAAATATTGACATCACAGTTCCGGCCGGCGCCGTTGTTCCTTTTTACAACGTGACGCTTGGCGGAACGGGAAATAGGAATCCAATTTTTTGGGGAACTACTCAGGCTGATGTTGGCTGGGTTTTATGCGACGGAGGCTCAGACGGAAGTGGAGGCACTACTCCAAATTTAGTTGGAAAGTTTGTTAAGGGATCCTTGCCGAAGGATGCCGGAGCAACGGGAGGATCTGCAACGATTGAAATTCCGAGTCTGTCTGTGAATGGAACCATAGGCGGAACAGCGCTTACTGTTGCACAGTTACCCGCACACTCTCATGAGGCAAGCACCGGAGGTGCAGGTGATCATACTCACTCAAGAGGAAGTATGAACATAACTGGCACCTTCGGCGGATGGGATTGCCAAGGTGGTCTCGATGGTGGAGGTGCTTTTTACGTAGATAGTTATGGTAACTGGAAGGACGCTGGAGGTTCATTCAAAGATGATGTTCTTCGTCGGGTTGGTTTTAATGCCGCAAATGCTTGGACGGGAACTACCTCAACGAATGGGAACCATGTTCACACAGTATCGGTGGGAAATACAGGAAGCGGACAAACGCACACTCATCCACTAAATGCAAATGTAAGCATCTCTGGCGTTACCAATGAGCCGCCTTTTTACACACTTGCCTATTTTCTGCGATTGCCGGAGTAATTGAACATGGCAAAAACGAAATTTCAATTTCATTACACGCCCACAGGAACTGGCGTGATCAGCGGCCCAGAGGTTCTGAAGCAGACGGAAGATGCAATCAACGATGTCGGAGCTTATGCTGATCAAGCTTCCGATAATTCTTCGGAGGCCCTTTCGATTGCAAAGGAAGCTCGTCAAACGGCTCAAACCGCCAATTCAGCCTCATCTAACGCCTTAGCTCAGGCCAACGCTGCTAACGAAAAAGTTGAGACGCTGAAACAAACGGTCGATGACTGGGATGCTGACATCCAAACATCGATCGCTCAGTCGAAGTCTGCTATTGATGCATCCACGATTGCGGTAAATACCTCTAATTCAGCTCAAGCGTCAGCATCAGCCGCACAATCGGCGGCCCAAAGTTCTGCCGCCAGCGCCCAAACAGCGGAAAACAACGCGGCCCAAGCCGTCCAAACAGCACAGACTGCTCAACAAGCAGCAGAGACAGCCCAAGGAAATGCAGAAACGGCACAGGCGGCAGCTCAAACAGCTCAGACAGCGGCACAAACGGCAGAGTCCAAGGCTTTGGAGGCGGCTGCAAATGCTTATGCAGTTCGAGTAATTGATCAGGTTCTAACGGCTTCCGGAACTATCCAGATTGCTGATTTAAAACCTCAAGGAAATATAAAAGCTGGAGACACGGTTGTCGGTACAGATGGTCGAATGTTCCGGATAAGTTCCGTAAACACAACTGCAGGTACCGCCCTTTTATCGGCAGACTACACAGACTTAACTCCTTCTGTTTCTTACGAGGCTCCCCAAACCCTATCAGCAACTCAACAAAATACGGCGAGAAGCAATATCGGTTTCAGCGCTGGAGTCGACAGTTGGGCTGACGATAGTTTCAATGATCGGACCGATGATTACTTATGTCCGATTCTTGAAGAATTGATCCTCGAGAACGGAGGAACTCAACAAGAAATCGACAACATTAAAAATGCCCAAACAGGACAAGACGCAGGAACAGAGAATCCTTAATTAAGGGAAAAGTATGAAGACACTTGAAGAAGTTAAGCAAGAGATGCTCTCAAGGGCAATGAATCGACCTTTGTCTAAATATTCATTAAAGGACTCTGACGGGAGGATTGCAGTTTCGTCTAATTCTCCCGGGCATCACGCATTCATCGACGCGAAGGATGAAGCTTTTGCTCAAAGTCATTACACCTTGTCAGAAAGATTTAAACGAGAAGACGGGACCATTATCAAATATTGGAAATTAGAACCCAGTCCTAAGGGATATTTCCAGAGTGCCGACGGAGACTATTACCTTTCAACTGAGCTTCCGGAACTGGATGATGATTTCGTGAAACAGCAATACGAGCAGGAGGTCAGAGGTGAGCGTAATGCTCGAATCTCAGACACTGATCGATATGTTCAGCTGCCGGATATCACAGTTCAATCTGCCGCAAGAATTAAGCGATCTCAATTGACAGAAGAGGACAGAAAAGCATTGTTAGATTACCGGCAAGAGCTCAAGGATCTTCCAGAGAAACAAGGATTCCCATTTGTTGATTACCCGGAATTTCCCACAGCTTTGGCTTATGAATTAGAGCAGGCAGTCAGCGATCGTAGTTCCATCAAACAGAGAGGTTTCTTTCATGCTTAAAGAATTGGCAAGTTTGTTATGTAGTTTGTTTGTTCCCCGCAGAGCTACAAGTCTTAGCAGCGGTGGGGAGGGGTAAAATAATTTATGGAGAGAATCTCTCTACTGTTGGTCTAACTGATTTTTCTGAATCCGTAACCGCTACCACTCTGCCTTACGTTGTTCCCTTTGACGGATTTGCTGTTGTTTCATGGCAAGCAGTCTGGCAAGGCTCTCCCACTTTTGCTTGGTTCCCAATCCTATTTAACAACCATAACGTTCACACGACTGTCGAAACACAAGGACTGTCGTATGTGTTTTCTTTCCCAGTAAAGAAAGGAGTAACGATTTCAAGTGGTGATGTTCAGAATGCAAAATTTATTCAGATAACGGTTTACAAAATTAAGTAACAGCCCGGGCTCCTGCTCGGGCGAGGAGTCTAAATGTCAATCCTAAAATCATTGTTGCAGCGACTCTTGGAAACACGAACTACGCCTGATGAGGCGGGGCATTCTGCTATGCCCAGTGCAACAAAAACGATATTTTTCAGCAAGGATGAAACTGTCGGTTCTTGGGGAATACTCAATGCTGGGATAGCCCCTGACGATGGGTATTTATTTGTCAATGCTAGTGCCGAGGACAATACGAATAGCGAAGTAAGAGCGCAACTTGGCAATATTTTTCATGTGTCTGCACAAGCACCTGCTCCAAAAGGTTTAGGGGTCGCAATACCCGTGAGCAAAGGAGCTTCATATTCGGTAGAAGGAGCCTTTGTTTCACACATCACAGTAGGATTTGTCAAGGTAATCGGGGGGGGGCATAAACGCCTTATTTGGAGGGCCTTGTTATGCTTAAGAGCCTTATCCAATTATTTTCCGAGAAGTTTCTGCAAAGTAAAAAGTCTTGGGTTGCGGAACAGTGTGCTCCGATTGTCCACAATGGCACTAACATCCCTTGCACAAGCACCACGGACTTCTTTAGCTATGTTGCGCCGTGCAACGGCTGGGCGACATCTCGATGCAATTCAAGCACGGTCTCAGCACTTGAAATTCAAGTCGAGAATGGGCAAATGGCGCTTGCCTCTGTCCTTAACGGAAATACTGCTGGGTGTGGCCTCTGCTGTTATGTTAAAAAAGGAACCACTATTAAGTTCTTATGCCGAGGTGGAAAGACTTCGGATTATTCTATTTGGTTCTACAAAGCAAGTTCAGACGCTTAGTTCTTCGACAGGAGGCGCATTATGCTAAAAAATCTAATGCGGCTCCTTTTGTCCAAGTTTTACAGCAAAAAAGAATCTGAGACGGTGGGACATCAGGCTATGCCGTCCGTATCGGTTATAACCTTATCTCCTACAACGAGTAATGTTACTGGGTGGGCTCCAGTTTACGAAGGGATTGCGCCTACAGATGGCTATGTTGCCATAAGATTCACGGCAGATTCCGATAATTGCATTGCCGCAGCACAGACGACCAACGTAAACACATTCTCAACTCCACAAGTTAAGGGAGATGTCTTAATGGCCGCTTGCCCAGTGGCTAAAGGACAACCTTTCGGACTGTACGCTCGAGAAGCACATAACATCGCGTGTTGGTTTACTAAAACCATCGGGGGGGGGGTATCTTAAATCTTTTGTCTCAGATGTTCGCAAGAGAGGTGAGCTATGTCGCTTAAAGGCCTTATCTCTCTGTTTGCCGAGAAGTTTTTACAGAACAAATCCTCGTGGGTTGGCGGTCAGGGCTATCCTTCAGGCAATCAGACGACCTTATCTTTGCAAAAAGACACTTGGAGCAAATATGTGGCACCAACGGATGGATACTTCTTTGTTAAAGAAAACAACGCCGAAGACATTGAAAACGTGTCTATTTACACGCCTGATATGTACGTTTCTTGCGTTGGGAAAGACTGGATCCGCTTGTTTATTCCCGTCCGCAAGGGGCAAGAAGTTTCTTACTACTTTAACGTTAGAGAAGGAGCCTCAAGCAGTTCGACAACATTTGCATTTGCGAAGTCTGTCGGAGCTTCATAACTATCTTGCAAAGGGAGGTGCATTATGCTGAAAGGTTTATTGAGCCTCCTATTGTCGTTGTTTTATTCAAAGTCTGAGTCAGCAGAGGTGGCCAGCCAGTCACTTCCTAACGAGACGGATTTCACCTCCGTTACGCTTAACACAAGCCAACCTGATACTTTTGTTGCACCTTATGACGGGTATTTCTGTATCGTTGTAGATACCGGGGGCAGTATCAATGTTTGGGGAGATGGTTTACAAAGTTCTAATTACTCTCTGAACAACGGCCAGAGCAAACTATTTGTTCCAATGCGAAAAGGGAACATTATCGGTTACAGCATTTCCGGAAGGCTTATCTTCGGGAAATTTTATAGGCTAGTCGGGGGGGGGGGTATAAAGTTATTGAAGATCTTATCCTTAGGGGGGGTGCAATATGCTTAAGCA